AGGTTGTTGATGTAGTCTATGGCCAACTTGGCCAGGTCAGTGATCTTCATGGCTCGTAATTCCATGGGATTGAACAGGGTGTCTATGGCTGCTCGATTTTGACGCAGTAGTGTTCGGATCTGCTTGGCTATGTCGTTGTTCTTGGGCACGGCTTGAGCATAGATAGGTTCTATCAATAACAATCCCGGCACAGGATTGAACTTGACTCTACTGAGTGGTTGCTTGGCAGCATCCACATCCGCATACATGGTATGTACAGCCACACCTATTTCACTGTTGGCTATTTGCCGGCCTAGATCACTGGCCACAGGAATACGATATTGCACTGTGTTGGGCTGGAATATGAGATTGCCTGCTTCCACCTCTGGTGTTGCAGTGTACAACAGATCGCCCTTGACATAGCCACGGAAGTTTTCAGGCGTGGCTGCTTCAAGATATGGCCATATGGTTTCGTATGTGGGCAACAAGGTTTGTACCCTGGTGGCTGCATTGCCTTTGGCCGCAGCATTGTCATCTCGTCGGGCCATGTCTGTGGCGACCTCGCGGGTGCTGGTGAACAATCTGTTTGCAGTGAACCCTGCGTCATCTGTAAGCACAAACTCACCTGTATCTGGCTTGCGCCCAAACACCACAGCAGGCTTGCCATCCCACTTCACAGATCCTGTTTTGGGGTCACTATAGAAACTATCAGCTATTTCAAGTGCTCGATCTACGCCTGCTGATCCGCTGCGGAACACATAGTCTTCCAGGTGCTCGATGCCCTTGGCTTTGCCTCCCACAGCAGTGGGTTCTTGTTCGTACAGTTGATATGATCGTTTGGTTTCAATCAAGGGCTGCATGCCTTGATTCACTATGCGATCGCGCAAGCGGGCCAGGAAGTTGGCATCACTTTCTCTCACAGTCATTTCTGGTTCTCGCATGCCTTCCTTGGCTAGATACTCACGGAAGTCTGCTACTTTAGATTCACGATCAGGATCATTGCTGAGTGCAGCATAGATTGATTCTACATTCTTAAGATTATCACGAGTGGCACCGCGTCCTAACAACACACTGGCCACATAGTCAGGATCCATGCCCCCACGAACCAATTCATTTGTGGCACGAGAGAACATGCCGTTGGCACCCACTTTGAGTCCCAGCTGTTTGGCTATGCTTGACATTAGCACATTGCGATTCATGCCCTTGTATTCTGAATCCTCGCCGCCGCTGTAGAAGAACCCGCCCCAATCTAGATCAGGAAAGAACATAAAGTCAGTCTGCACAAATCCACGGTTAGCATCACCACCAATCGGGGTGCGTAAGTGTACCTCACCTCGCTTGCTCACATAGTCTCTAGGGTCCAGCCCTTGACTCTGAACAAATTGTGTGAGTACTCCAGCCAGTTGTTCTTTGCTTACTTCGTTTAGATCCACAGCAAGATCTAAATCGCCCGATGTGGGTTTCTTACCAGTTGATCCCAGCCAACGGTCTTGAGGAAATTCTATACCAGTTACTTGTTCTATCCAACGGATGGTGGCAGGAACATCTGCACGATTGATGCGCTGTGTGCGCGGCTCGCCGGTCTTGGTTTTGAATACGTTTCCGCCTTCCAGCAGTTTATTGATTTGCATGACTGCGCCTTACTGTTCTAGCAAAACGGCCTGCATCCCGGGTACGGATTGCATTCAGCAGTTTGCGTGTGAGATTTTCTGCTTGATCCGGTGAATACGAAGCATCTATTTGTTCCAACAAATTGATGGCACCAGCGATGATGTTTGAAGCGCGGCTTTCTATAATCAAGTCGCGTTCACGCTCAACATACATTGAATCCAGTTCTTCCAGCAGACTACGGGTGCGTTTTTGCATTGCGTTCAAGGGCCTTTGAGTTATTTATTGGTTTTAACCAGTTTTGATCTTGCTCAACAGCTCTTTGAGCTTGTTGCTCTGCACATTCACTGTGACCAATACGCTGCGTCTCAATCAATAAAATAAGGTACTAGGTCAGGAAAGATTGTGGCAAAATTGCATCCTCTCCTGGTATCTAGTTCAATGATGGATTTTTTTGTGCGCTGATGGTGTACATCACAATACTTGAAAGATCCAATAAATTCTTGGTACCAAAGGTCTGCATTGTTCAGTGCTAAACATTTTTGCATAAGTTCTGCAGGCATTGAATTTAATTCAAATGCTCCAAATGCATTATGTCTTGTGAGATCTGTCACATCGCCTTCACGATTAGTGTTGAAATTTTTATTTTTCCAATTCTGCAATTCATAATGATGTAGAGCATTTAAGCAAGTCATAGTGGGTTGTATTGTAAACATTACATTACTAGGCATAGTTTCGATGTACCATAACATGTTATCTTCAACTTGATTCCACACCGCACCATACCGAATATATTCAAATCGAGCACCCACATCATCAATGCTAAAGAATACCTTGATTAGTCTGCATCGACTCCATAGTTCCTGCACACGATCATTCACACGCAAAGTACCGTTGGTATTATACCAAACATAAATATCCAATCCCACACGTCGGTCAATGTAGTTTAGAATAATCTCATGCGTGTTTGTAAACAACGGATCTCCACCATGAAAATGAATATTATCTAAATTACTAAGATCAAGACTATCTAACATTTTAATAATATCAGGTTTAGACATCCTGATAGGAAATTCTTTTTTTGGAGTTTTTAGTTCTAATCTCCATTGTGTACTGTCTGATGGACCACAATACACACAAGCTAGGTTGCAAGTGTAATCTATCTTGATCTGTAATCCTCGAGGCCCCGATAAGTCTGTGGCAGCAGATTTATAGTATTGATTGACTCCAGTTCGTCTACTGCTATCACCATTTTGTTCCATATAGATACATTGCTTGCAAGCAACAGGATCTAATAGATCTTTTTTGTTCAGTTCTCTCAGTTCCTGGAGTTTTGGTAATTGCCATAAATTAGCACGATCTGTTGATTCCGTTGGAGAATTTTCCCAACAACATGCTGCAACCATCAATCCGCCAGTTTTGGTCAATGTGATAGCAAGATTATTATGTATATCTGCACAAAATTGGTTCATGCTGTTTTGATCTTTCCCAACAGCTCTCTGAGCTTGTTGCTCTGCACATCTGCCGTAATCTTGGGCGTAGGATCCAGTGGATCCACACCTGGCTTGGGTTGACCTCGCTCCCATTTGACCGTTGCTGCGGCATCTGCTGGAGCCACACTGGCGCGAGCCTTGATAGATTCCATCACACTGCTGGGCTTGCGGAATCCGTTGTCGTTCTCATCGCCGCCTGCATCTGTGATACGCATGGTGTCGATATTGTATTCCAAATCAATCTTCTGCCCCACACCTGTGGAACTACGACTCTTCATGCATTGGATCTGATACTTGCCGCGCTCTTTCATGGATCGCGACGTCAAGATACCAAACACATTGTCTGCTGTGTTGATCTTTGAAATACCACCCGAGATATGACTGTGATCAAACTCCACTTCTTCCACCGCTGATCTATTCAACTGCGACGCAGTGACCATGAGCATCTTGAGTTCCTTGGCCAAGTTACGCAGTTCTTCCGATACATACTTGTCTTTCACAAACAAGTCATTTGGGCTTACCTTGGCACTCACCGGCATCAACAAGTCCAAGTAGTCGATCATCACAAAGTCTACTTGCTTGCCTGTTTGGATCTGATACTCTTTCAAGTAAGCACGGATGTCGTTGATGTTGCTCTGTGCTGGCAATCCTTTCACTTGATAGTTTCCGCTCTTCTTGGCCACCAGTTTGACTTTTAGTTCTGCTGTGTCGATGTCTTTGCGGATGTCCTTGGTGCTCATGTTTGTGAGCATGGCATCTGTTCTCAAACTTGTGAGATCTTCACTCAGTTCCAGGGTGATGTACACACCACTGAGTCCTTGCTGTACCCAGTTCAATGCTATGTTCATCATGACCAAGCTCTTGCCCGATCCTGATCCACCTGCAAAGATGTTTAGTTCGCCTCGACTGAATCCACCATACAGCAGTCGATCCAGTTGTGGCCAACCTGTGCTCACTTGTCCGCCCGATTCAAAATATCGGCGTATCCGTGCAGCCGGATCTGCAAAGTAATCTGTGCCCATGTCTTTGGTCAGACTGATCTGCACAGCATCCTTGATCAGTTTCTCCACAGGATCATAGTCACCTTTTTCCAACAAGTCTGCTGCTTTCAGGATAGCCCGCTCTAGTTCTTGTCTGCGTGTGAACGATTCAAACTCCGTCATGAACCATTCAAAGTGTCCTTCTTTGAGTTCAGGCACCGGTTGCAGTTTAACGCCAGTGGTGGCTGCTATCTGTGCCCGGTCTGGTAATGTCTTGTACCGATCGCCGTGTTCTTTGATGAACGCAGCCACTGGTCGCAGGCTTCGATCAAAATTCTCTGGTTC